TGCGCGGAACTCATCCGTGTACTGCTTGCTGTTGCCCATAAACACCTCGGTCATTGCCATCAATTATGGCGTCCGAGTGTCTACGAAAGGCTGGCCGGTCCATGTCACCACGAGATGAGTCATGAAAGAACCGCGCAACACCCCGAAAGTCCGCTAGAACTTTCGAGTGGATCTGAACCTCGTGAATCGGCATGAACTTCCTGCAGCCATAGCAAGACAGGATTGGGTTGTAAGGACAAACGGCCTGGCCAGAACTGCATCCACCGATTCCTGCGATCGGCACTCCATGGGGGGCTCCGCCTATCTGCTGGGACTCCTTAAGTCGGGCCAGTTCCTCGGCATCGATAAACCGGTCGTGGGCAATGCGGGCCACGCGCTGATAGATGTCGGAGATTCCCAGTGCCTTGTTCACCCGCTCAGCCTGGTTGGCTGAAGTTTCGTAGTAGACGAGCGCGGTGGTCATATCCGAATGCCCAAGGAACTCGGCCAGCTCCTCCTGGCTTGCGCCGGCGTCAACGAGGCGTTGAGCAGCTGTGTGTCGCAGGTTGACAGCGGTCGCGTCCTGCTCGAGGAGACCGCGAAGAATCGAGCTAATGCGGCGACTTGCTTCATTGGCGGATGCGGCACCGAACACCCTGGCTTCTGCATCCTCGCCGCTGGCCTGAGAGTGCCGATCAATCTCGACGAAGAGTGAGGTCCACTCGCGTTTAACTCGCCTGAGCAGTGGCTTGGAGCCACTGGAGCTCCGCTGCTTTGCCATGCGGAATGTAATGTGGACAGAAGCAAGCAATTCGTCACCTTCTCGACGAATCTTAAGATCTCGAAAGGTCAGCATTGCAATTTGAATCGGTCGCATTGCAAACTGATACGCGCAAAGGAGCATCGCTGCGTCTTGCACATCTTCGAGAACGAGCAACGACTTCTGGGATTTGATCGCCGCTTCATCCAAAAATCTAACTATCGCAGCCTCATCGCTCACTGAAATGAAGGCGTCACCGGATCGAACGGCGGCGTATTTGTCATTGAACGGGAGGGGCAGGGCAGATAGGACCTCATGATAGGAATTGGACCAGCCATTGATGCGATGCTGGCAAAGCAACTTGAGGATCGATTTTGCGCACGCGTAGGCGTCCGTAGGCAGCGCTTTCGCGAGAAAGATGGTCCAAACGGATGAAATACCTGTGGGCCCGGCGCTCAGCAGCCCAGTGATATCTTCATGCCCCAAGTGCTTGCCACCAAGGGTGTACTGCGCAGCGGTCCTCGGCGCGAACCCCTCTCCAACAATGCGCAGAAACACGTGTTTTAGTAGTGTTCCAAATGCGCCGTGGGCCGAGGTGAAGTCGATGTTGATAACACTCCCATTCGCATGAACTGAGAAGCATCTGGCTGTTGCAGGGTCTTCAATTGAGCGAAGCTTGTCATCGAAATCGTCGTAGTACCTGATCACGGGCGGCAGAGGCGGGAGCTGCGCAGCCGCTTCGCGCAACGTTGAAAGGTCAAGATGAAGATGATGATCACGTTGCATGTTCACTTTCCTCTTCAACGATCGAACTCAGGAAGGAATAGCTCTTAGAACTTCAACTCGACTGTCAAACTCGTTGTTCCACACCGACGACAGACGGTCTTCAAATACTGCTCGCGCATATCGCACTGGCATCTGTGATTCTCGCGACCAGCCAAAGAAGGCCCGGAGCTTCTGCAGCGCTTCATCCATTGAGTCTCCATGGTGAAGCAACTGATTCAGCCGCACTACGGCACAAGTATGGCGAAGGTCGTGGGGAGTGATAGATTCTCTCCCGCTCCGCTCCTTCAGCTCTCGGAGAACGGAAGGTGGCAGGCTGGAAGAAATTGCAAGAAACATCTTCGTCAAAGACTCTGTAGACAGCGGACTATCCTGCTGTGTATTCAGAAGGAAAGCGTGACCGGGCCTACCTCGGTAGTTTTCAGCATAGGCCTGTACTAGTCCTGCAACCGTATCGCTGACCGGCAATTGACGGACAGAGCTCGCCGACTTGATGCTGGGCTTGGAGTACCTGGGGTCGTCGCCGCTGCCGGAGTACGGGTTCGCTTGTACATTCATCCAGAAGCGTGACTTCTGCCGCCTTTCATCAAATCCCTCCTTGATCACGTCTGCAGCAAGCAACAGGAGCTCGCCGCGGCGAAGCCCTTGATGGAGCATCAACAAGAAGGAGACAAAGACGAGCCATCGCGTGCGCTGCCGTGAAAACGGATTGATGGCCGACGCAGGGTCTAGCATTTCGTAGAGCGCCTTGATCGCGCTCGCTGGCAGTGACCGAATTTGGCTTGGCTGGCGGCTCCTGCGTACGTGGAGCTGCCCATACAGGTGGGCGAGCCGATGGAGGCGAGCTTCAATCTGCTGGAGTCGACCAGTTGGCAACGTCGACTTGGACAACCAAGTGACCACCGATTCGACAAATGCTAAGCCGGCGCGCCAACGTGATTCGTCGGCCGGACCAACCGAAGACTGGTTACGGATTGATATGAACCAAGACTCAAGAATCTCGGCAAGCAAAACGTCATCCAAGCTACCAAGGGCGTCATCCAGCGAGTGGGTGCCGAACTGGCGGTCCGCATGCGAGTACAAGCTCTCGATGTAGCGAAGCTTCTTTACCTGGCTAGATGCGGCGAGGTCATGGCTGGACATCAACGCCCAAACGCTAGCCCAGTACCGCGGCAGCCTGTGTACATCGTCAACAAGCAGAGCGCCGCGTAGTGAGGCTGGAACCTGAGGGCCACCAAGCACATTGAGCAAAGGCTGTTTCCTGTTGAGGAAGCAGCGCCATATGTACCATCAAACGTAGTTGTCTTGCGGACACAGCGCTCAAGTTTGGGCCCGTTACGCAACACCCTAAGATGTACCAGATTTTCGCATAATGTATACAATGTGGGCATTATCGAAGCCCGCGACCGCCGCCTGAGCCTTGTGGGGCAGGGCGAAACCTACAGCCAGGCACAGTGCCATTGCCATGCCTGCGAGCTTGCGCCAAACCGCCTTCTCTTCCCGGCTGATCGCCCGCGCCTCGCCCACGATTCCGATGACCTTGACGAGGGGTTCTCCCGTCAGGCCTGCCAATGTCGCGCATACGACGGCATTCGGTAGCGACACTCCCTTGCGGTAGTTGCTGACCGAGCTTGGCCGCACGCCCAGCCGTGCCGCGAGCTCCGAATCATTGCTTGCCCCAGTAGCAGCCTTGGCGGCGTCCAGCAGTGCATCGATAGTCGACATTTCCAAGACCCTTGACATGTGGTTTACAAGGGTATTGAATCACACCCGGATTCCAAGAGGCTTGGAAACCACCCGCCACCGGCACCCCAAGGCCGCTGGCGGGTTCCCTTGGGGTAGGGGCTTGGGGGCGGGGTAGGGCATGGACAACGCGCTTCTCATCATCGTTCTGGCCGTCGCGTGCGTCAGCGTCGGCATCGTCCGCATCGGCTCATGGGTGATCGCCCATCACGAGCAAGAGCAGACCCGAGTTCTTCTTCAGCAGGTCTACGCTGCCTGCGCAATCGCCCAGGCACGCGCAGGGCAGCCGGAGCGCCGCGCATGAGCGTTCATCAGTGGGCCATTGAACTTGCCGAGTCCGACATGGGCTTGTTTGCTTGCGCCGCGCTGCTTGTCGTCGTCTTCGGCGCCGCGATTGTCTCCATCGTGATTGAGCAGGCATGGCTGGCGCTTCGTCGCCTGTGGAAGCTGCGAAAGGATCGCTCCAATGGCCGGTGACCGCGCGGTGCTGGCCGGGTCGGGACTCCCCTCGTCTAACAGGGGAGTCAGTGAATTCAGGAACGCCGAGGGAACCCTGACGGTGGGCATTGACTGGTTCTCCGCTTCGATCGATCTGCGCGCAGCGCTGGACGAGGTCGCGTTCCGTGATGGCGACAGCTTCGAAGAGGTCCGCCAGTGGATCGAGTTCTCGCCGGAGAACGCCCGCATCGCGGCCCTGCAAGTGTTCTGCTGGTTCTTCGCTGGGCTTGGCCTTGAACTGGATGAAGTGGCGGGCGGCGGTCGCTTCTACACGTGGCGTATCAAAATCATCGACGCGGCCAAGAAGTTCGTCGGGATGATCGAACTCGGCGGCGAAGAGTGCCGCCGCGCAGATGGCACGTATACCGCCCGTATCGAGCTAACCGGTGATGGATGCAAGGCGGTAGGCGCAGCGCGCTGCGGCCATGCGCAGCGGTGGCTGGAGCTTCGAGCGAAGCTCGAAAGCTGCGCCGGAAGGATCACCCGTGTTGACGTGTGCGCCGATGACCTGGTGGGCGATTACCCATTGCGAATGGCGCAGAAGTGGTACGCCAATGGCGAATTCGACAACCGTGGTCAGCGCCCCAAAGCGCAGCTGGTGGACGATTACGACAGCGGCGACGGCAAGACGTTCTATGTCGGCGGTAAGAAGTCCGAAAAGCAGCTGCGCGTGTACGAGAAGGGCAGGGAGCAGGGCGACAAGAGTTCGCCGTGGGTGCGCTACGAGGCGCAGTTCCGCAACTCCAACCGCAAGGAACTGCCGCTCGACATTCTGCGTGATCCGGCTTCCTACCTGCTGGGTGCCTATCCGGTTCTGTCCTTTCTGCGCTGCGTTGCCACGCGTATCGAAATCACAAAAGCAGCCGTTGAAGCGACGTGGAAGAGCGTCCGTCGCCACATCCGCCGCCAGTACGGCGCGGCCCTCAATTTCATCGCCAAGAACTGCCCTGACGATCAGGCGTTGCGGGCGGTAATCGAATCCTGCACTTCGCCATCGCTGCCGAAGTGGGTCACAGGTGAAACAGCAGCGCACTGGCCCGAAATCGCGGCCGTACAGCAAACCTCAAAGGGGTAACTACACATGAGCGTCAAGGTCACTGTCCTGAAGAACGAAATCGACGAACGCGGCGGCAGCTTCAAGAACGATGCCGGTGAGAATGTCGAGTACACCACCCGCAAGCAGAAAGCCAAGCTGGAAACCGGCGGCTTCGCATACCCGTTCGATGTGCGCCTGGACAAGGGCCAGCCGGGCTACCCCGAAGGCGAGTACGAGCTCGATATCGAATCGATGCTCCAGGTCAACAAGGGCGTGGCAACGCTCAGCAAGTTCACCGTGCTGCGCCCGGTTCCGAAGTCCGCAGCGCGCCCTGCGGCGCAGGCCTGATCCATGCCAGACCCGGTCTACATCCAGTCGTGTGCGGTCCAGAACATCGGGGCCGATGGCGTCTGCGCTGTTCCGGTCTGGATCGAAAACCCTCAGCCAGTCCTGCCACCGCTCACGCTGGCTGAGGGTACGCAAGTCGCATTCGCTATCGCGGCCTGCTGGGCACTGGGCGTCGTTTTCAGACAGTTCGCCCGTGTGTCCCGTGAGCGGTTCTAACCAACCTCAGAGAGTACAACCATGAAGATGAACAAGATCGCCAGCAACGTCGTTTCCTTCGCCCGTTCGACCGCTGGCAAGGCTGCCACCGGCGCAACCGCACTGGTCGCCACCGGTTCGGCCCTCGCCAGCGGCGGTCCGGCAGAGGCCATCACTGCCGAAATCACCAACGGCAAGGCCAGCGTCAGCAGCATTCTGGTCGTGCTGGCCGGTGTGCTGGGCCTGTTCCTGCTGTGGTCGATGATCAAGCGCGCCAAGTAATCGGAGCCGGGTGTCATGCCCGTCCTGGTAGCGGTGATGGAGGTCCTCGCGACGGCTGCGTCAGTCATCGCGGGGATTCTCTCGGTTCTCGCAGCGGTGAAGGGGCTGTTTCTGCTGTGGGGAAACATCAAACAGGCCAAGTAGGGGCGCACGTCGCCCCTACTTTTTTGGGGGTCCGTATGGGCTATTTCGTGATCGTTGCAGTGCTGGGGGCGCTATGGCTCGCTTTCGATACCTGACGCTTGCCGCTGCGCTTCCCTATTTCCTTGCATTGCTGTTTGGCGGGTCCGTTCTGCTTGCGCCATCCGATGCGCGTTCCGCTGATTGTCCGAGCGCTCAGGCATGCGATCAGGGTCAGGCATTTTCCATGTGCAAGGCTGCTGTCAGTCGTACATACCAGCGCTTTAAACAGACCAACCCTGCGGGCGTTGAGCCTTACATCAATGAAAACTGCGATATGTATACAGGCAGGTATTCCTGCGCGGTGTCCGAGAGTCGCGCCGGTGGTGCTGTGCGTTGTTGGAACGCCGATGGCGAGAACTCAGCCAGCTTCTACTTTGGCGGTAAGTGCACTTCACGGCTTGATGGGGACGCCGGGATGATCAACGGAACCATCTATTCCGGTGGCGTCTGCAAGGATGGCTGCAAGATGGTGCCCAACCTCGACCCCGGAACCAACTTTACTCTTACTGATTCTGCGAACCCCAATGGCATCCCTATTCGCCGGGGCACTTGGAAGGCAAGCGGAGCGACTTGTGACGCAGATTTGCCCGCTCAGCCTGAGAAGAAGGACGAGTATTGCCATCAATCGGGCAGCTATACCGTCTGCAAGTCGAAGGACAAGACGTGTATCAGTACGGCCAGCGGGTTTCGAACTTGCGCAAGTGATTCCGGTAACGCGACGGGCCACACGGCGACCAACAACCCCCGCACAGAAGGTGTGAGCATCAGTGCGCCGAACACGCCAGCCAACCCACCAAGCAACCGCCCAGGTGAGAACTGGCAACCCAACGGCTCGGGCGGCAACATCACCAACAACAACGGCAATACCACCAACAATTACAACTACTACAACAACAAGGGCGAACCGAACGGAAATCAACCCACGCCCGGTGACGGTTCAGGCCCGGGGCAGGGTGGTAGCAACGGAAACGGCGAAGTGCCCGGTGAGGGTGGCAACGAGGGCAACGGCAACAGCGCTGGCGGTGGTGGTGATTGCAAGACGCCGCCCACCACCAGTGGTGATCCTATTCTCGGCATGATCGCGTCGCAGACCTGGGCAACGCGCTGCGCCACTGAGAAAGGGAATTCCGGCACCGTGACCGGCGACGTGGGCAACTGCGATGCTCCGTTCAGCGTCACGGGCGATAGCCTGCAGGCCAACCAGCTGCGCGCCCAGCGTGCACAGTTGTGCAGCGGAAAGCCCGGGTCCGGCGAGGGCAACAATGGTGATCCGCATGAGGGTGCAGAAGACGTTGACGGGCCCGGCAAGTGGTCATGGAAGTTTGATGAGAGCTTGATCGACAAGAGCGGGTTTGGCGGCGGCTCCTGCCCTCAGTTCGGCACCGTGGACTTTGGCCGATTCGGCGCAGTCTCCCTCGACAGCGTCACATGGTGGTGCCCGCTGGTTGCAGCGATGCGCGCGGTGATGCTGCTGCTGGGCGCTTTCATTTCGTTCCGCATCGTCTTCGGAGATGGGTCATGACCATGATTTGGGACTGGATCACGCGCGGCGTGAACCTCGTTTGGACGGTTCTGTTCGGTGGCATTGGCAGGATCGTTACCAAGGGCCTGTCCGTCGCCGGCATCACGCTGGTATCCATGAATCAGGTGCTTCCACAGCTGAAATCCTTCATCAGCGACTATGTTGGCGGCCTGCCTGATTGGGCGCACAACTTCTTGGGCGCGGTGGGCTTCGATCAGTTCATGACGATGGTGCTTTCGGCGCTGTCGGTGCGTTTCATGTTCAAGATCATCCCGATGCCCACCTCCGCCGCTCAACAGCTGGGAGTGACCAAGGAATGATCTACTGGTATACGGGCCAGCCTGGACACGGCAAGACGCTGCATGCGATCGATCATGCGATCGACTTCCGCAATGAGGGGCGCTTGGTGTACGTGTGCAACGTGCGCGGCTTCAAGCACGACGAGGCGCGCATGCTGCCGATGACGCCGGAACAGTTCTGTGACTGGCCGAATTTCCTGCCTGACGGCGCGGTGTGCGTGGTCGATGAGGCGTATGAGCACGGCATGCTCCCGAAGCGGCGCCCGGGCTCGGCGGTGCCGCATCACGTCGAACAGCTGGCAAAGCACCGCCATCGCGGCCTCGACTTCATTTTCGTCAGCCAATCGCCTGACCGGCAATGCGACGACTTCGCGCAAGACCTCATCGAGCGCCACGTCCACGTGCGCCGTCGATTCGGCTTGCCGTTCGCCCACCTGCGAATCTTCGACCGTTACGAAAAGAATCCGGAGAAGGGGCATCCCCTGATCCTTAAGCGTGTCAAGCTGCCCAAGCGCCCCATGGGGCTCTATGAGTCCACAGTGATGGACACCAGTGAGAGGGCCATCCCCTGGTACTACCCGGCAGCTGCGGCGCTTCTGCTCGCGGTGATTGGTGGCGCATGGTGGTCCGTGAATCGCGTGCATGCCCAGCTATCGGGGGAGCTTGAAACGGGGCAACCGAAGGTAGAAGCGCCGCAAGCGGCGGAGAACGGAGCGGGAGCGACGGTCGCAGCCGCGCCGCAAGCGGACAAGCCTCCTGCGATCACCCGAAGTAGCGACTACGTGGCATGGGTGACGCCGCGAATTCAAGGCCAGCCGTGGACCGCACCCGCGTACGACAGCCTGTCAATTCCGACGAACCAGCCGCCCCGGGTGTACTGCATGGCATCCGGTGATGGGCTCGATGCCAACGGTGAGCATCAGATCGGGCGATGCAGCTGCAAGACGGAGCAGGGAACCACCTACGTGATGGATCAGGAGCAGTGCCGCATGGTCGCGGTCAATGGGCAATACGAGCCGTTCCTCGACACGAATCAGGCCGAGGCGCGCCGCATGAATGACTACCAGCAGTCCGCGCACTTTCAGGAGGAATCCCGGCGAATTCGCAGCGGGGCCGCAGGCGTCGCGCTACAGCACGTCGAGCGCAGCATGGGCAGCTTCCCTGAGTCACCACCGCACGCAACCACCAGCTACATGACCACAGCACCGGGGCCGAACAAGCTATGACCAGCAGCGCACGCGAGGTGTTGAAGTGGCTGGCCGTCGTTCTCATGACGTGCGACCACGTCGCCAAGATCATCTATGGCGGATATGTGCCAGGTCTCAGCGAGGCGGGCAGGGTGGCATTCCCCCTGTTCGCGCTGGTGATGGCCTACAACCTCGGCCAGCCCGGCGCAGACCCGGTCAAGTCGGTGCGCAGGCTCGGCATGTGGGGGCTGATCGCGCAGCCCGTGCACGCCTTGGTGTTCGGCTACTGGTTGCCGTTGAACATCCTGCTTACGTTCGCCCTGTGCGCCGCTGCCATCTATGCAGCCAGCCAACGCAGGTGGGTTGTCCTGGCATTCGTCGCGGCTGTGCTGCCGGCATTCGTGGACTACCAGTGGGCCGGGGTAGGGTTCGTGTTGCTGGCATGGCTGGCCTTCCATCGTCGCCAGCACTGGCTGCTGGTTCCGGCGTTCGCCGCGATCTGCTGGTTCAACGGCAACCTGTGGGCGCTCGCGGCCATTCCTGTGGCGCTGGGCCTGTCACGTGTGGTGTGGCCGGTGCCGCGTGGCCGCTGGGCCTTCTACGGCTACTACGTGGGCCATCTGGCCTGCCTTGGGCTGCTGGCGCATATACTGCCGCCGTGAGCACCGCCCACTTCCTTGGTGCTCAAGCATCAGGGGGATGCCATGTTCACAAGGATTGCAGCCGGATTGCTGCTGTGTGCACTTGCCGCGCCTGCGGCAGCCCAGCAGATTTACAAGTGCGTCACCAAGGCCGGGACCGAATACCAGTCAACGCCGTGTGCGAACGGCGAGGCGGCCAAGACGTGGGCAGTGGAGGTTGCCCCTCGATCTGAGGGCGTTATTGAGAATGAGCGCCGTCTGGACGCCATTCGACAGCAGAATTCAGCATCAATCGCGCCTCGACCTGCACCGACGCAGCCTGTCTATCGGAACGGCGGTGGTGGCGCTCGTCTCCACAGTATTTCCCAGTACAAGGACCCGGACGCTTGCGAGGCCGCCAAGGCTGAGCGAGAGCGCGTGTTCCGCATGTACGGCTCCAACCGGCCTTACATGGTTGGCCGTCGCATGGATGACATGGTGTGGTCGGCTTGCAAGTAGCCCTTGGCCGCCATTGCTGGGGTGTAGGGGCATCGCCCCTACGGAAGCGCCTCACACGCGCTGGCGAGGCCTCGGCCCCGGTACTGGCAGGACTGCCGCCACTGGATCGGCGTCAGGGCCAGCCATCACCCTGGACAACCGCTGTTGGCGCCGTGCCATCAATGTGGCCACATCGATCACTTCGGCGGAATCCATTGTGCTGGAAGGCTTCTCGGTGGGCGCCGATCGCAACTGTGCCATCATCCTGCGCCATTCCTGAGCTTGGCAGGCGGTGAGCGACAGCCAGGCCAGATCTTCGGGAAGCAGCTCGCGGCCTTCGGGCGTGATCAGACGATCACCGAGGAAAGAAAAACCGGCCCAAGGGCCGGTCAAGTCGATACGGTGGTGCGGGTCGAACTCAATCATGCCGCGATCTCATCCTTGGCCGGGGATTGAGGGCGCAGGCAAGAGCCGAGCCAGAGGCCCAGCCATTGCCACGCGGAGCCGACGAATCGTGCCAAGGCCGATACGGCATTTCGCATAATGTATATTATGTTCAAGCTGCTGCGGGGGTGGCTGGCACGGCTCTTGCCATCTCCTCGGCTCCTACTCTGGCATGGAGCCTGATCGTGCGTGATCGGAACCTAACCGGCCCTTGGGCCGGTTTTTCGTTTAAGGCTGGCCGACTGGTCACCCCCGAAGGCCGCGAGCTCGAACCACAGGATCTGGCCTGGCTGTCGCTCACTGCTGCGCAGGCACAGGAATGGCGTCGGATGATGGAGAGCGGCCGCGCGATCGGCAAGCCCCGGAAACCCTTGTCGTTCAACGCTGCCAGCGTGGTGAACCTCTCCGATGCCCTGGCGCAGCGCCGGAAAAAGCGGTCATCGGGGGCGATGGCTGGCCCCGACGCCGAGCCGCCAGCGGGAGTCCTGCCGGTACCGGGGCCGAAGCGCCGCCAGCGCGTGTGAGGCGCTTCCGTAGGGGCGCTGCCCCTACACCCCGGCTAGAATGCGCGCAGGACGCCTTGGGGGGCCGTATGGAACGCGAACGACCGGATTACCTACAACCCATCCCGCGCTCGCGCTGGGAATTCCCGTGGCTTGGCCTGTGGGCCGTGCTACTGCTCGGAATGGCCGGTGCCGGGATCTGGCTGCACTTGAAAACCGGGGATGCATGGAATGCGCGCTTCAACGCGCCGCCAGCGCCACCCGCGACGATGGCGCCGATCCCCGCGCCGCAGACGGAGCCAGACCCCGAATTGCAAGCGATAATTGCCGCGATCCGGATGCACCGCGAACAGGCGGAGCGCCGCGAGCAGCAACAGCGCGGCGAAATCCGCTGCATTGGAGGCGTTCTGTTCCGCCGAATACCTGGAGGCTGGGAAAACGTCCCCGGCGAGACCTGTCCGTGACGGCTTAGTTCTTCTGGCGCGCCTGCTGACGCGCGAACGCCCGATCCATCCATCGGGCAACCCAGTAGTGCATGTCGAGATAGCGGCGCAGGTTCATGGCCGCAGTATAGGCGCCAGCAGACCGATGCACGCAAGGTGCGCCACGTAATAGCCATAGAAGGCCCACCGACCACGCGGCACCGGCCACGCCACACGCGACAAACCCAACGCCACCGGAATGGCCGCCAGCGCCCACAGGTTGCCGTTAAACCAGCAGATCGCGCCGAATGCCGGCACCAGCGGCCAGACCTGACGCCACTTGAAGCCGAACCACGCTAACAAGACGAACCCTACCCCGGCCCACTGGTAGTCCACGAACAGCGGAAGCACCGCCGCGGCGAATGCCAGGACAACCCATCTGCGCTGACATGCCGCGTAGACCGCACCAGCGCAAACGGCGAACGTGAGCAGGATGTTCAACGGCAACCAGTACCCGAACGCCAAGGCATGCACGGGCTGTGCGATCAGCCCCCACATGCCGAGCCTGCGGACCGACTTGACCGTGTCGGCGCCAGGCTGAGCGAGGTTGTAGGCCATCACCAGCGCGAACAGGGGGAACGCTACCCTGCCCGCCTCGCTGAGACCTGGCACATAGCCGCCGTAGATGATCTTGGCGACGTGGTCGCACGTCATGAGAACCACGGCCAACCACTTCAGCACTTCGCGAGCGCTACCGGTCATAGCTTGTTCGGCCCCGGTGCCGTGGTCATGTAGCTGTCGGTTGGGAACGGCGGCGACTCGGGAAAGCTGCCCATGGTCCGCTCAACGTGCTGAACCACACTACCCGTCAGCGCCACGGATTCCGCTGGGCGTGGCTGGCTTGCCGCGTCAAACCGCTGGTCCCGCCGATCCTCCGACCGCTCCCGATATGGGTTGTAGACAGGCCCATTGCGCGCCAGCGTACGGCACTCAGGCTGACTCAGCTCGTAGGTTGTCCCTTGCTCAGTGAGGCAACGACAGCTCGCCTCTTGACGAACGCCCTGCGCGTCCAGCCCCTCCAAGGACGACATGCACACCAACTGCGGATCGGATCGAGCCTGTCGATCATCGAATACCGGCGCAGTCCAGGGCATGGTGCTGATGCGCGGCAGATGGTCCTTTGCATAGGCAGCGGCAGTCGGCCAGCGCGGCGCATCTTCCTTTCGCGAGCTGGTACCAGCGTGCGCAGGGGCCGCATCGGCTAACGCCGATTGCGTCCCCTTTGTGTCCGCCACACCCGTAACAGCGGAAGGGCGCAGCAACGTGTACGCCCAGTAGGCGAGGCCAAGACCAACGAGGGCCATCAGCGGCAGCGCCAGCACCTTGAGCGGAATGCGCGCCTTGATCGTATGCACCTCAGCCGATTTGTACTGTCCGAAGACCTGCGAAGGCAACAGCCGCGTGGTGCGCTGGGCCATATCGCGCTTGGCGAGCGACTTGATTTCCTCGTTGAGTTCGCCCCAGCGATAGACGTCGAGCATCTTCGTGCCGAAACGCCGCACCACGTGCGAGTGCGCGCCAATCAGGCCGCGCACGAACGGATACAGCTGGTTCGGCTGCTGCGTGGTCCAAACGAAATCCAAGCCACGGTGCCGGTGCTCGGCCAGTTCCAACACATGCCTGGGTGTCTGTTGCCGCGTGGCGTCATGCAGGTGCCCGAACCACTTCCACGCCTCGTCCACGAAGATCAGCGAACCATTCGGAACGATGTAGTTGCCCTCGGCGTCCTTATCGTTCCAGTGCCGCGCATCATCGAGAACGGTGGCAAGGCCGGGATCAAGGCCATCAATACCAACAGCGAAAATAGGGCGATTCGCCGCCTTCGCCTCCGCAACAAGACGTTCCATCATGAGCGCGGTTTTGCCGTTTCCGGGCTGCCCGGTGAACAGTTCGATAGGCATGTCAGGTCCGCTTCGTCAGGAACGTCTTCGCGGCGCCAACCGCAAACTTTGCCGTAACAGCGGAAGCGATCATCGTGCACGCCACATCGAACTTCATGATCCCCGCATAGGACACCACCAGCGCGCCCCACTCGCCGCCCGGCGCACCGGCACGCATTGCGTCTTCCATCTGGCTGATCCACGGATCGACGAGGAATTCATTCGTTGCCCAGGAGATTCCCAGCCACACCATGGCCTCAGCAACCCAAGGACCCCACTTCGAGCGGAACAGCGCCGCGAGCGCGGTCAGCAACGTACTGATGAGCATTGGCATGGTTAGGCATCCCTACTGGCAATGATTCGGAGGCAGAACAGTGCAGCGAGGCCCACGACGAAGTAGCTGCCGAGGCCGAGCCATCGGCACAGTGGCGTGATGTCGAAAGCGATGGTTTGCCCCATAACCTCAATGGCTGGCGGCTGGGGGCATCCCCTACCCCAACCGTAACCAGAACTATCGGGACGTGTCGGCTGTCCACTACCCGGCGACCACACGTCTGACGATGGGCGATCAGGGGCGGTCGTAACGGTGCCGCGCGTCCCAGTGAGCGCATCACGAATTGCCTTAACGTCAGGGTTATCGCCCGCGCCACTTCCAGTACTACTAGCCATCTTCTCCAGCGCGCAAGTCGAACGCCACTGCATCAGCAGCCCGGCATATTCCATCGCATCACATTTCTCACCCGTACACACTGGCATAACCGAACACGCGCCACCGGCAATGTTGCGGTTCTTTCGAGTGTTGCAGTCAATGCGCCACTGGATGCGCGCCTGGCCGCACATGATTGGAGACCCGCTACAGGCAGGCGGCGAGGCGCAATTGTCGCCGCCGCTGAAAGATTCGTCGGTAACCGGATCAGGCTTGCCGTCACCATCGCTATCCCGCTTGCACGTACCGTCAGCTCCACGCACCTCACCGCTTGCACACTGACCGTCGCCGGGAAGGCACTTTCCATCAGGCGACTTTACAGAGCCGGATGGACATTCGTTCTCCTTCGACTTGCACGTGCCATCGGGCTGCTGAACCTTGCCTTCCGGGCATGGCTCAGGGGCGCACTTGCCGAGTGAGTTGGGCTTGGCACCATCCGGACACTTCGGCTCGGGCGAATCGCAAGTCCAGGTAATCTGATTCAACGTGCCGCCGACCTTGGAGCAATCAGGCTTCTTATCGCAGGTGCCGCCTACGCCAAAGTTGTTCTCAAACGTCCCATCAACATTCCATGAGTGATAGACGTTGCATCCATCCATGCAACCAATGGAACCACCCGGCCCCCTGAGTTGCGACCAAATTGACGTGGCCGAGTTTGGTTGCCTTCGCTCGCATCGCTGGCCGTAGTAGAACGAGTTCTCGTTCGTGCCATCCCCATTCCAGCAACGAACCGAACCGCCATTCGCAGTCTCCCGAACGGCACAGGCGATGCGCCCGGTGTAGTCGATGCAGTTTTCTGCGATCACCGGCTGAACATTAGGCGGGTTCTCCCGGCGATACCGTTCCATCGTACGGTCAATTGCTGCACGGCACATGCTGAAGGCCTTGCCCTGATCGCAAGACGCAGCGTTAGGGCAATCGGCTGCCTGCACTGTAGCTGGCACCGCCAGAGCCACGAAAACGAACGCCAGTATGAGCGGGAGCAGCATGCAGATCCCAATGGTGCTGCGTGCGCGCATTAGCTGAAATCCACAAAGATGATCGCGCAGGCCACGAGCCATGCGCAGAGCCAGATCCACCCTTCCATCCCAAGCCCCCTGCCCTGTCCAGGGCGTTAGAAGACCGGGGGGAGGGAGTCGGCCCTGCCCCCCGGTTGCCGTTACATCGCGCGGCGCACCCACTTGTAGACCTTGATGCCGACCAGCACGGTCAGCACGGCACCGCCGATGGCGGCGATGGGAGCGGCGGCACCCTGAATCGCGGTCACCACGTTGCCCACGTCGACGCCACCACTGCCGCCCGAGGCGAATGCCGGCGCCGAGGCCAGCGCAGCGGTACCAACAGCCGCCAGAGCGGCACCCTTGCCCTTCAGGGCGTTGAAGATCTTGTGCATGTGTCCTCCTAGGACTGTTCGATTTTCTTGCGGATGAGCCGGAACACGTACGCCAAGGCCCACAAGAGCGCGATCTTTGCTCCGATGGCCTGAGCATCCTCAATCGGCAGTTCCGGCAGCAGCGCCGGTTGAGGAATCCAGATCACAGCCGTGCAGGTCCCCGTGGCCGTGTCCAGGTCGGCTTCGCGGCACGCAGGGATCAGCACGGCCATGGCATTACGCCTTCGCCGCCGGAGCGGCCTTGAAGCCGATGGGCACCAAGTCCACGTAGCGCTTCAGGACAAGGTCGCCATAGGGCGACAGCGCGAACGACTTGGGATCAATGTCGTACTCCCCAGCCGGATACGGCGGACGCTGGCCGAGGCCGACACGGAACGGCAACTCGAAGCCGTTGCCGAGGTCGAGGCCGACCATCTGGGAGCGGATGATGGAGTTGGTCTTGGCGTTGTGCTGTTCGTCGACAGCAGCCGACTTCACGCGGCAGATGGGCATAGTTCTTCCCTCACATAACGATGGAGTGCGTCACCCTTGGCAATACCGCGAAAGCGTCCGGGGTGACCGTCACGGACGATGCGGGCCTCGCAGAAGTCGGACCATGAATCTCCGAACGCTCCGCGCAGAACACTGAGAGCCGGGCCCACCTGACGCTCCATCCAGAGCACCATTGCCTCGGCAGAAACTTCGACGTGTTTGCGGATCGTGCGCAGCCGTGTGCACACGCCCTTGATGAGATCGTGCAGCGCGCTGTACGAACCGCGCAGGTACGCGCCCGGGTTCAACAACACGTCCAGCGGGATTTCCATGTGCTTGCCGTACAGGCGCACTTCCGCGCGCACCCAGCGCGAGGACGGCAGGCCCTCGGCCTTGCCTTTCTCGTACACACACAGTTCCTTGTGGCCTTTGCCACCGACATACAGGGTGCAGCCGGTGTTGTGGCCTTCATCGGAAATGAAGCGGTGACGCGGAGGGCATCCACCCTCGGTAAAGCCGCCCTGCGCGGCAACCTCGCGGAGCGCATGCACGTCCAGGCGTTCGCCTTCGTAGTCGTCGTGCGCGCAGTCAACGCGGGTAATCTTGGCGTCCAGCATCGAGCACTGCTTGTAGACGCGCGCCCAGTCACGAATCCACTTGCAGCCCATGCCGGTCAGGCTCAGGCAGACGGTGCTCTTCTTGCCGCCGATGCCGACGCGTCCAACCACCTCGTTTTCCCGGTCGATCAGCACCGCCGACTGCTCGTAGAAGTTCCAGTTCTTCTCACGAATCGCACCGGCAACCACTTCGCCACGGAAGCCGAAGATGCGGAACAGCAAGAGGTCCAGCTTCTTGCAGTTCACCTCTTCAAGGGCGGAGAGCGGGACCACAATGGTCAGGTAGTCGATGATTGCGTCCTGCTGACCCTTTTGGCCCGTGTTACTCCCCGGGCCAATCTCCGCCGCCGCCCGCCGCCCCTTTTCACCGGGCGAAAGCGGGGAAAAGCCCCCTGCCCCGCCCTCGACGGCCATGCGGAAGCGCGCGCGATCAACGGCCATTGCCAGCCCCCTTGCCTCGCAGTACGTGCACGAGCGTCCAGTACAGGGCTGTCAGCAGCACGCCGCCGATCAGAATCACAACCAACGGATCGCGCAGAATTTCACCCATGGCGACCACCGTGGCGGCGGGACTGGTAGCGGTCTTCGTCCTGAGCGGTCCAGCCTGATGCGGCCAGTTCGGCGCGTGCCTGGGCGACGATGGCTGCTTCTTTGGCACGCTGGGCGGCGGCGCAATCACGCCGGTCCAGCAGCCACGACACGATGCGAGCGGCACCGATGGAGACAGCCGCAATGGCCGCCAGCAGCACGAAGGTAACGAGTGGATCGATCATCCCTGTCCCCTGCCCCAAGCCCCAAGAGGACCCGCCAGCGGTCTTGGGGAGCGACTGGCGGGGTGTTTAGCCACGCCAAACACGGAGGCATGTATAGTCCCGCTATACACCCCTGTCAAGGATTGCTAACCATGGATGCCGCGAACGATCTCCTCGACAAAGTGAGGACCGCATGCAACCTGCCGTCCGACAACGCTTTGGCGCAGAAGATCGGGCTCACGCGAGCGATGGTCAGTTCGTGGCGACATGGCCGCCATCCGATTCCGGATGAGCGAATTGCGCAGATGTGCGCGTTGGCAAAGCTCGACGGACCGACGTGGATCGCAATGCTCCACGCCGAGCGTGCACAGACTGCAACCGAGCGAGCGTTGTGGCGACTAATGCTGGACAGGCTGAGCGCGGCGGCTGCGGTCGTCGCGCTAGTGGCGCTGTCGATGCCAGGTCTAGCAAACGCAAAAACCGCCCAAATTCAGGCGGTTAGCGGTGCCGACAACGGCGGTATGTATATTATGTTCTCACCAGACCGGCCGAGGCGAACGCCGCCCGGGCCCAACCCACGCTGCACGGCCCCCGTTCAAATGGCCGTCCCAACATCCGCAGAACCGCGCCCTGCAGGCCGAGCCTTCTCACCCGGCATCCAAACGCCCTCGTGTAGGCTCGGCGCACCACTTAAGGATGGGTTTGGCGATGCGCCTGGCTGATTTTATCGAACAGAATGCGCGGGAAATCCTCGAAGACGCGTTGGCATTCGCCGAAACGCAGGCGCCCGATACCGTCGAGTTCAGCGCAAAGCAACTTCGGAATCATCTTCCCCAGATTCTTCAGGCGGTCATAGACGATCTCAGATCGCCGCAGACAGACGCCCAGCGGCTCGCAAAGTCCCACGGGCTTGCACCGTTGAAACCCGGCCCCGAGTCCGCCGCGTCCTATCATGGTCGAACCCGCGCCATCGCCGGCTTTGGCCTCAACCAGATGGTGGCTGAGTATCGAGCGCTTCGGGCTTCGGTACTGGACCGGCCAGCCTTTCGTAGACACTCGGACGCCATAATTGATGGCAATGACCGAGGTGTTTATGGGCAACAGCAAGCAGTACACGGATGAGTTCCGCG